GCACAATAATCATAAGCCAGTCCGCTAATTACAAGGGTAGCACTGATTCCGGTTGCTGGTAAAGGTATGACTTCCGGCAAGAAGGCAGTCCCGGGACCGGCTGCTGACCATTCCCCTTGAACTCCAAAAACCGAAATTGATTGTGCCTGAATATCATATGCAACCCCCTCGATAACGGGCGATATGGTGATTGTGAGGTTTTCCATCTCTGGGCCGTATGTCCACTGACTCTCACCTGCCACCCTATACCGCACCCGATACCCCCTAATCCTCACGTCATTAGCGGGAGGTGAGAGATAAATGATAAGAGACGATACAGAACCGCCGCCGGAGGTATTGGAAATATCGGTCCCTGACGCAGTATCATCTATTGTAGGAGGGTCAGGGGGTAATGTTGTAACATCTATCGGTGTTGTTGTTTGAGGGTCAAAGGCCGGTATCTCTCCTGTATCGGCAGTATAAATAGCGGAAGCCACATCTATCAGAAATATTTGAGCGGTAAAGTCCCCAGCCCGTTTGATGGAGTGAACTAATAATTCAACTGTCTCACTGTTAGTTACACCAAACATGGCAAGATCACCAACCTCAGGGCCGCTTGCGATTAAAAGAGGGGTATCTAGCTCAAGCTCTGCTGTTTCTCCTACATCAAGTTTAATGGCCAATGGTTCAAGGGTATCTCCAGAAGCAAGCCGGAACCGACAAGAATAAGCTGTTGCCGCCTCCATGGTAATTGATTCATCAAGAGTGATATGAGTTATATGTGTACCATTGTCTGGCAGAGACTTCACCCTGCCCCATCCAGAGCCCCACAAAGGCACATCATGGGATACCCTGACCTTATCACCCCTTCGGCAAACAAGGTGCTCAAAGTCCATATAGAGGGAATACATCTCAGGCCTTAATCGTGCTTGCGCAATATGGAATCTTCCGAACTTCCATATCAAGTTAGGGTCAGTAATTCCTGGAAATTCTATCGACTCAAAAAGTGTGGCGTTCCCCGAGTTGTATCCGTCATCATAAACTATCCGTTCATCCCAGATATAACCATTATCCTTGTTAATGAATTTGATTCTGAAAGCATGGGGACGGGTAAATAAAACTTTCTCTGCCTTAAACCCCCATGAATTACGAGGAGTGATATGCTGAACTAAGGTTTGTGTCCCAGTGTCAACCGTTACCGCCCAGAGGCCATCTTTAACATTTGGTGAGGCTCTGCCTGTTGAAGCAATATCAGCGCAGGTATTCCACACAGAGGACTTGTAATCTCTATACATATTATAGGTATATCCTTCTGTTTCACAGAACTCATACCATTCGCCTAAAATAGCATTATCAATTTGGGTCGATACTCTGGCTCGTGCATTAGCATTACCCATCAAAGCCCATCTCATTAAAGCGGCGGGATTGTTTGTAACGGCGTAATTCCCAGCAACTCCCCAATTTCCCGCGACATCGTCCCACACGGGACAATATGAAGAGACAATACCATTGAGACTATCAATCATGCCTGATAATTGATCAGTGGCTTTAATTCTAATAGCGCTTGCAGAAACAGGATAAGGAAAATCAATAGGATGCTCATCAAGTTCCCCTTTCATACTTGACCAATAAACTTTATCTATTATTTTTGCATCGGTAGTATCGGCAGTAATTCGTGTAAGTCCAATTTCATATTCTTTTGTTTTGTCAACATGCCAAATAGTCCCCCATCGGACAGCAGAAGTTGTTCTGTCAATAAAAGGTACGTCATTGTTAAGTGTCCAACTCCCTGCACCAACTTCTCTATATTGTATTTTAACATCTACTCTACGAGCATCTCTTGATCCATCATCTGTAAAGGTAACAAGACCATTAGGGAATATAATATCAACTGATAATCTATCAACATTTATCTCTGCTGTTCGGGTAACAATTCCACCTGTCGCTGTAAGCAAAACATTTACAACCGTTTGAGTTACCTGAGACGGAAAAAGTGTTATGTCCGTATCAGTTGACCATCCTTCTCTGGTTTGAAGCTCATAATCATCATATGAAGATAGAAGAGTATCACCAATTTTAATATCTTCGATCTTGAGAGGGCCATATCCCCAGACGACCAACATTCTCAGATATTCTTCTCCGCCTACGATCTCAGTATAAGACTTTGCACCGAGGGGAGGATAGACCCGATTGACTCCAAGATTAACAGGAACTGAACCCCAGGGATTCTCACGGTTTGAGCCACCTGTAAGTGAGTATGTAGGAGAATCATTGTAGCTTTGCATGTCTCCTGTACCCAACTCAGGGGGACGTATAGGGGCAAGGGCATTGACCAACATCATACCAGCGGTCATAACTCCGGCCGCCGCAAAAGCCGCGCTGGTGGAGCCTGCGGCAAACCATCCACCAGCAGTAGCAAAGGTTCCCCCTGATACATACATTGCAGCCACAACAACAGCAATCGTTAATAAAGTACGTAAGGGATTTTTGCCACCACCACCACCGCCATGTAGAGGAAGGCTTATCAGGACATGAGAATCGAGGGACGGGATAATATTCCAGTCATTATGAGGTATAGGGATCCCGTCAATTTCCACTATAACTGAGAGGTCTGGATAGAGAGAGGCCACAATCTCATGGATAGATGCACCGTGCGGAACTTGAACTACCTTCGGAGCATGGAAGGCTAAAGGAGATACTATTATTTCTCTATTTTCCACCTATAAAATCCTTCTACTTTTTGTTTCCATTGTAAACCTACAAACTCTTCTATTGTAGAATTGATACCTTCCATCACGTGCAACATTCGCTTTTTATCAACTACAAGGCCAACATGATAAATCATATTTCCAGTTCTTAGCAAAATTATATCATAGGGAGCGGGTTCATTGACTTTTAACCAAGTCTTTTTTATCTTTTTAATATGTTTAGTTACTCGTATTAGAGAAGCCAAAGATCCATCAACAAACATCCCTGCAAAAACAGGAAGATCAATATTAAGCTGTTCTTTGTATATTAAAACAGCCAGACCCCAACAATCACAGCCTTCTCGATCATTTCCGTCTGCTAGAAATGGAATTCCTATATAGCTATCAAACCACATTAGAAAAGCCCTGAAAAGTAACTAGGTACAAAAGACCCCGCTGGATAAGGTTCAGATTCCAGGGTTTCCAATTTCAAAGTCCCAGTAATTATGGTTGCGTCATAATTGATATTAGTTAATTTGAACTCTGGCCAGGAGGCATCTATTGTATCAAGAGCATTATCCATTACTAAATCTATCTGGCACGTTACAGGGGTAAAAACATCTCTGATTGCTTCGGTATATGCTCGATGCACATTATCAAATTCAAGTTGCATTTCCCCCGGCCCCTCATCGGTATCATCAGGAAGTTTGATTCTAACAGGCAGGAAAACATATTCTTTACTATCCGACGTAGTTCCATAAACCTTTTCAAGATTCGTGGACGACAATTCTTCCGTGGGATCTGTGCTAATTCTAATATCATCCACGAGGTCAGCATGAGAAAGAGTGATTAAAGCTATGGGGACTCGACCTGTCTCTTGAGCATTTGCTGCTTCTCTGAAATTTAAGGAAGTGGTTGTCATGGCAGTACCTTATCCAAATAACCTTAATTGTTCGCCAATATCATTGATATATTTCTTACTATTACACTCCCGACAAAGTAACTGTGTGTTCTTTTTTGTATGCTCACCGCCCTTACTAAGGGGTATGATATGGTCAAGATTTGGATATAGCGGGCTATGGGGACTTTTATTTAGCCATTGCACTTTCTTATGGCAATGTTGACACCTCCAACCATCTCGCTCAAAAACTTCTTGAGGGTCAAAAATCTCATATAGTACACCTTTTTTTTGTGCTCTTCGTTTGTGTCTTTCCCTTCTTTGGACTGCTTTCCCTCCGAGTGTTTTCCAATACTTCTTATTGTATGCAGCCATAGCTCCCTTGTTATCCTGTGTCCATTTTTTATTGCGTGCCGTTAATTTCTCTTTATTCTTTTGGTAATATTTCTTGCTATATGCCGCTTTCTCAAGTTTATGTTTTTGCATATATTTTTTCGTCTTTTCCGCAATCGCTTCTTTGTTATCTTGATAATATGCCCTCTGGTATTCCGCTTTCTCTTCTTTATGGTTCTTCCGATATTCCTTGCCTTGCGCCGCAGTCTCGGTTTTATGTTTCTGGTAATATTCCCTTTTATATGCAGCTATTTCCACCTTGTTATCTTGGCGGTATTTCCTTCTGTATGTGGCTATTTCCTCTTGTGTCCTCATGGCAATATTTCCAAGGATAATTGTATTTCATAATCCCCTTCAACTTTTGTCCAACTTGGAGTCTCCGTAAACCGACATTCACAGGCCACAGTATGAACAGGCGGCTTTGTCCATGAGAACCGGAGGGAGCCACCCAGAAGGGTTGTGTTAAAGAATGTGTCAAAGGTTGCCAGTTGCGCGGCAGTCATTATCATTGTGCCAGATACTGGTTCAACACCAGCGGTGAAGCGCCGTCTCACCTTAGCAGGCCCGGCATCCATATCGCTTTTAATAGTCACAGCAGGAAATGACTGGCTATAACCAGCGACAAATAACTTTTCTGGTAAATTCACATTCCAAGCTGGGATTGTCATATTATCGGCCTGTTAATCTTTGCGAGGCCCCAAAGTTTTGGCGCATCGCTTTATTAGAATTTGAACCAAACTGCCCTAACTTCTTTGCAACTGCCTGATCAATAAAGACATCAAGCTCCATCCCTCCCGCTGTCTTTCGCTCTGAAGTCTTGACATCGGCTCCTACATTATTATAAATGTTTATTATTGGATTTCCGCCTGCTACCCCTAAATTACCACCTGCGTCACGTTTCAAAGGTAATACTGCTTCCGGCCCAGCCTCACCCATCAGACCAGCACCTTGAGCCATAGGGAATATGGTTGGTTGAGTTACGATACCACCTTTTGCAAAAGGGAGTACTTTACCACCTTGAAAAGCATTACCTTTGGCGGAACCGAAAAGACCAGAAATGGAACCAAAGAGAGGCCCTGTTATCTTTTGGTAAATCATCATTCGAATAAGGTCTTGAATCATTGAATCAACCATATCGGAAAAAGTCATTTCGCCTGTTAATGCAAATTTAGTGATAGCATCTGCGCTATCCCGACCCCAACCTTCAATAGTTTGTTTGAGTTTGCCAAAAGAGTCCTCACCCTTGTTTGCTATGGATCCAAGACTTTCCTTTATCCCATCCTCTATATCCTTCATCAACTGATATTCAGCGTCATATCCAGCCTTCATCCCTTCCCATCTCTGTTCCTCATAATCAAGCCGAGCCTGTGTGGCCTTATCAATCGCATCTAATTGGTCATCTGTCCATTGATCCCAAAGAACGGAATCAGCAACGATCATGTCCTTTGTAACTTGATTCCATAACTTTGCCTGTTCTTTATAATATTCAGTCGTATCTTCTATGTCATTTCTTTTGCCACCCCCCTTACCATTTTGCTCAGCAATCTCTTTTATTATTTTAACTACAACACGGCCAGCATGTTCTGCTTCATTTGCAACATCCTTAAACTCCTTTTTTAATTCCCCAGTATTCCAATCTCGTTTTCCAATAATGGCTTCCCACATTTTTTGCATAGCATTCGAGGCGTCCTTAGAATCCTCCGCTATATCCTGAACACCCCTCCCCAGTTTATGCATTACATTATTAATGGTCAGAATTAAAGCAGCCAATTTTAAAGGGCCATATTTCCCAGCAAGAATAAGACCTATAATCCCAGCATCCACTGACCCAGCGGGCAATCTATTATATAGTTCAATCAAACCGCCTATGCTATCTTTTAGAGCATTGATCTTAGCTGGCATATTCTGCGTAATAAAATCATTGTTATCAGCGACCCATTGAGCCATTTTAGCAGCGGCCTTGCCTAACTCTGGGCTAACAGAGGAAATCGCGCTGGTGAGAGAGACTTTAATAACGGCCTGTAAATCATCTATATTGTCTTTTGCTTCCTCTGCCCCCCTCAAAAGCTTCTCATCTATTTCAATGCCAAGCCGCTTAAATCGTTTTGTCAAAGTATCTATATTATCAACCATCAGGGTCATTCCAACGCCAGCCTTTACTCCAAACGCGGCGGCAGCTAAAGACGCTCGGTCATTTTGGTTTTCAACATCTTTGAGAGTGTTAAAATAGATATCAAGGGCTTCAGTAGTATTGTCAGCGGCAACGAGCTGTCCCATGAGTGCCTTGTTATTTTTGTTTAGGAGAGTGTAGAGTGTTCCTGTTCCAGCCTTCAAATCACCAATCCCTACCGTAAATTTGGCAAACGCTTTGTCCAGCTTGTCTGTCGCTACTCCCGATCTATCAGCTATATACCGGTATCGTTGTAGTGCCTCGGTTGTAATACCAACCTTATCAGCGGTTTTTGCGATTGTATCGGCGTATTCAAGATTCTTTTTAATAACATAGATCATGCCAGTGACCATAGCGGCCCCGGTCATAATGCCACGGAATGAAGTCATGGCTTTGACGGCACGGTTGAACTTGTCGCCGACCTTGTGCATAGCTTTAGACATACCGGAGGCATTAGTCTTAACTGCGTTCTTTGCCTTACGCATATCACTTGCAAATTGCGCGTGACCTGCTGAAAGTTCGGCTCTTAATGCTCCAATGGGTTGTGCCATTCTATTTCCTCACTTCTTTTGTCACCATTGCCTCTAATTGTTTTTTAAGAAGAAGCCCATCTTTAGGCTTTCTTTTATCTCGTCTCAGGCTTTCAAACTTAGGCAGTTTCTTTGCTCTCGTAAATGCCGCTATCATCCATGCCTGTTTATCTGACCGCTCAAGAGTCGCTTCCATTGCTATACGAGTCTGATACGGGGTTAATTCCCAAAATTCAACCGGACTTATTCCCGCGAGAATCGCATTTTTATATGATTGAGTAATCCAGTCAGAGTCCGCTTTTTTTTTACGCTTCCTTCATCTTTAGGAACACCCTGATCGCCAAAGTAAGCCCAGGTCAATGCTTCCTGAACATCATTAGCAAAGGGAATCAATGGGGGCGATATTTCCATAATCTTTTCAGCCGTCATCTCTGGGTGTTTCGCTCTCATACCAGCCGAGCCCACAAAGGCCACTGTCTCCGGTTCAAATAAATTTGGGTTATCTCCAAACTTTGTAGAGATTTCTGCAAGCGCAGCCCAGGTAAACCGGAGATAATAGACTTTCTTGTTAATTTTTATCTTCTTCTGTCCAGTTATCATTCTGAAGTCGCTAAAGCTCCTACACGGTGAATCGTGATTGAACCGCCAACCTTGTCATCTACGCCACCGGCATCATTGATACCAACAATATATCCTGTGAAAACATGGATTGAAGCGTCAGAATAAGTGATTCTCCAGGTCTTGAGTGTTTTCAAGACTCGTGCTGCTTCAGCAGCCAACAAGCCTGGATCATCTGAAGTCCAATTCAAATTGAAGGTAGTTGCGCTTCCCCTTGGAATGCCTGGGGTCTCTTCACCCCTTGTTGATGCAAGAGTAGTCCCGTCAATCATGTTATGGGTATCACCTGGCAAATCCCAATCAAGGATATTGCCTATCTCAATATAGGTTTGTGGTGTAATGGTTCCAAGATCTTCCGTAAGAGTTAAGCCTATGCTATTTATGGCAACCGCAAAGGTATTTGTAGTGGCGTATTTGACTACCACAGTTTCACCATTCATGTCGTCAGCATCTGTTCCCGCAAAAGCTGACAAAACACCAACTATCCCATTTATAAGCCCGTGGGTATTTTTGGTTAATATGGTCGGATTCCCGATTGTAACGTCCATAGTTTCAACCGCGGCACCGGCTGTGTTCGACATTTCCAATGTTGTTGTCTGTGCATCTAACATTTCTATACCTCCTATTAGGTTAAATAATTAATTTCATTCTTTATGCCAAATATACCAATCAGAAATCACACGGTATATTTTAATCTCTGATTCATATATGTCTCGTTCAGAATCAATTAAGATTGATCCTATGACTACACCTAAAACTGTGCCGGAGTATCCATCCAGAGCTACCCTAATCGCACTTGCAAGGGACTTAGCCACTGTGTATGTCTCAGCCCATGCTTCCACTTGGAAGCGCGGATGTGCTGCACCTGAAGGCCCCTGTAAAACATGGTCACGCATACCCGTGATCCTAGTGTAGAGGATGAGGGGGTAGGTCGGAGACTGGGGTATGGCTATCGGATAACACCGCGTCGTGATAGCTTTAACCGTATCATCAGTAATTAATATTGATCTCAGAGCTGATTCTATCATCGTGATAAACCTCTTTTTTGACCTGCCGTTAATGTGCCCTTTGCAGCTTTTTTAGCGAGCATCTTCGCCGCCTTCTCAAGTGCTTTCCATAACTCCTCACCTATCCGATCAAGAGCAATCTTCTTCTTACTATCCCACGCCTGCCTCATAAAAGGAGTCGGTGGAATGTAGCCCCTATATGCCCCGCTTTTCGTATATCGCTCTGCAGTTCCAAATTCAAATAAATGAGAAAGTGGATGTGAACTTCCAACGTACACCGTCACCCTCGATCTATCTTGTTTGCCTCGCTGTGACTTTTTAAGGCTTGTACTAACTTTCATTGAATTTGCTATTTTCTCAGAGTCAAAAGGTAATCTTTGAGCGTTAGATTGTGCTGCTTCTTTAACTGGCAAAGCCGCTTTCTTTAAGGCATTTCTAACGACACCTTTTTTCATAGAGAGTGTAGGCAATTTTTCCATTGCATCCATTGTTTCCTTGAGACCAACTAATTCAAATGAAAACGATTCAGCAGCCATTAGCTATCACTCCTTACTGAGCATACAAGCTCCAATCCATCCTTACGTCCTAATTCTATCGGCGGTTGAATGTCGTACTCCCTGTCAGCATCATCAATCAACATACACTGAGCGGTTATGTCATCCCTATAACGAAGCCTATATTTTACTGACAGAGTAGGGACAACCTGTTGAGCATTCCATCGTTCAGTACCCCGCAATTCAAGTCTTTCTGCCCACACGGTAGCAGGCAAGGTAACAGGCTTGACTTTATTATTATCATTACAGGTTTCCGTACCCGTCGCTGTGAATGTGTCATACTTCACAAGCCCAGCCGCGAAGTGATCCTCTTCTGTAGCGGTAATTTGATATAATGTACCAGACACAAGCGTTCCCATGGCAATTTCAGTGCCAACCTTTACCAGCTCAATCCAAGTTGTGATCTCTTCACCAAATGAATTTTCTGTGGTTATTTTAGAATAAAGCGTGATAATTTTATCCATCCTGCCAGCTCTCAAAATCCCACCGCTACAAATGATGTCCTGTAAATTTCGTCTGGGTATTTCTCAACAATTCCATACGTCGGATCGTAAAATTTTCCTTTATGCATCACTGTCCAGTGCGATGCTTTTTCTCCGCGATAATGCAGTCTAATAATAACTAACTCAGGGATTATCGCGCCTTTCCTTACTCTCTCTGTCCTCGATGAACATGCAAAGCCAAAGTGCCTTAATGCTTTCCTTAGAGCAGGCGCACTGGTTTTGCCTCGGCCAATTATAGAAACAACATCCTTAATTTGTTTCCCTGCAATCATAGCAACGCAAGTTTGGCCACACAGACTCGAACCTGACGGTTGGAAAAGATGAGTGATCATATTATTGATAGATTCAATGTGCATAATTCCCTTAAAATTCAAACTCCGTATGTATCCGATATTGTCGCAGTAGATCGTCCACGGCATCAGAGATTCTATTAACGGAAACACCAATTACAACTTCCCCGCGATTTTCATAGAGGTCTGATATTTTCTCCAATATTGCCGATTTAATATTCTCCGGTACCGCTACCGCCAGACCATATCCACACACAAATGTAATTTTGATAGGATTATTAGTGTAGAGTGTCCCACTCGGCCATGATTCGCTCGGCTGTAAGATAATACGGCCCGGCTCTGAGACAATATCCACATCCGCAGTGGTGAGCGTATTATCATAATCATCGTCTCCCGTGAGCCGGTATGTTATTGTTGCCGATTGCAATGGAGGATAAGGAATTTTAATATAACTTTCACTTGGCCATTGCTTGAGATAATATGTTAATGTTTGAGTAATAAATCTTCGGCCTGTTTCCTGTTCGGCCTGCGTCCTTGATACCGTTATGAGGCGGTCCAGAAGGTCATCTTCAGTGGTGTATGCCGCCGCTTCTGCCGCCGTGGTGGTCAACCTTAAATGGGATTTAACTTCGGCGGTGGAAACCGGTTCAACTGCTGGGGCTGTGGTGGTAGTAATTATCATGCCGTTATCTCCTCTTATGCCAGCCGAAACGACCCGCTGAAAATCCCTTTAAGCCAGCTCATCACCCATTCAACTATTTTTAGTATGAAGTTTCTTGGTGGAGAAGGTTGTCCTAGAGTAGCTGATACAATATCACTTGGATCACTCGATCTGCCGTAATTATTAACAGCCGTTGCATACCAGTAATGTGTGCCATCTGGTAAATCTGCATCGATCCATTCGTGTGTTATGTTCTCACCTATATCTGGAATAGGATCGACATTTGCTAGCACCCAAGTAGCTTGATCACATGACCGATAAACATTATAGTGCGTTACGTTTTCATACGCCAGATTACCTTCCCATTGAAGAGTTACATTGGAACCGGCGAATGCTATGCCTGTAAAAGTAAAGCTCATCAACAAAAGACCAATAAATAGCATTGGAAGCACGCCTGGTTTAGATGTAAACAGACTTACTATTCCTTTCTTTATCATAGCAAGAATATCATCATCACCTTTCCACGGAGTTTTCTGAACAATAATATCTGCAATGAGTAAACCTATAAATATAAGTTCCCAATACTTAATTAAAAATTGTGTTACCATGATATTCCTCCTTATGCATTCAAGTAGTACCCACCCGCTACCAGTGGCCTCCACATCACCGTTACATCTGCAACCATACCCGCACCTGCTGTACCCCCGGTAATAGTCAACTGAATCTTTTTCACAGCTGCTGTAACTGTAGGGCCTGTATAAACATGATAAAAGTTCCCTGTTAGTTTGGCCTTCACAGCATCCGCAGCCGCAAGTATTTCAATGGGAGCGACATCATCCGTTTGAACTGTAATCCCGGTAAAGGTGGCTACCGCTGAAAGATTATCAGGAACATGGATAATAACGGCATCGATAAACAATGCTTGTGCTGTTGCGGTCATAACATCATACGTGGCGGCGGCCTGATTAAGTGATATTTGATTATAATTTACAGTGGTTTCCGGCATGAACGAAACCGGAAGCCATGCGTATCCGTTGTATTTATATGTAAACCCCGTATTGGTTTCGACAAAAGGCGACCCAATCGGCGGAGATGTCGGCTTCGTATCAGTTGAAAGTCCGATAAAACGCTGGATGATTGTTTCAAGGAAAACAGTCATTTGTTACCCCCTCTATAAGTGATACCCCGAGCCTTCATGGTGGGTATCATCTACCCGAACCGAAAGCCCGGTGTATTCTTTGATTTTAGTATATTGCTTCTACATAAGCTCCAGCAGACATCGGAACATAAAACAGCGAGTGGAAAACAATACCAGTTTCAATATCCTGAGTTGTGGTTAAATGCCCAATAGTAGAAATAGCATCTTTATACCCAATAATTATTGGATCGCCAAGACCAACTGCCGGATCTGATACGCCAGCGCTCCCTGTTACATTATGGTTAGACCCTGCCACAGCGCCACCGCCCCACATTACTCTATGACCTTCTGTCAAGCCTGAAATAGATCCACTTACTAATCCAAGCTTTGTCGATGTAATTGCCCCGCCAGTATGTAAAGCACAGGAATATGTATACTGGAACAGTGCGGCAGCTGCTTCCAATACAGTCTCAACCTCCATAAACAAATTCATTAAAAGGATTGTCCCGTAAACGTTAAAATCTTCAACTTGTGCCTGGTGTAAATGTGTCAAATCGGTACAATTCACATTGCTTGTATCAACCCGCATACCTAAAATAAGGTCTGCTATTCTCGCTCTTGTACTTGGTGCATAGTTTGCCATTTGTCAGCCTCCTATTTAAATTTATTAACCATTTTAAATTCTTTCAGTTTCTTGATTTCGTCTTTCAAATCTGATATCTCTGTTTTTAATACAGAGTCATCGTATGCTTTGACTTTCGGAATCTTAAAACCAACCATAGCCTCTTCTATCATTGATTTAACAAGTGCTACTTCTGCTCTTAACATAATCAACTCCTTTAAAAGTGGGGAGACCGAAGCCTCTCGGTTAAGTTACGCTATCGCCGTAGGTGGCGTTTCTTGCTGATATCTTGCACCATCAAGAATATACGTGACTGACACAAGATTAGTTGCAAAGCCGCCAGTCGAATGAAGTGCCACACAATCAAAGCCAGCACTCAAGATTGATGCGTCAATATATATCGCCACGATCTGGTCCTTTTGCGCACCAGTATCAATCGTATACGTCACGGCATCAGTTTGTCTTACCATCGTATCGGTCAATGATGTATCCGCATTTACCCAAATCTGAAATTCAGCACCAGCAATTAGCGCGGTCGCTCCAGTCGGTGTAATGTCAGTGGCTTCATTTACGGTCAGCACCAGATTTGTAACCCCAGCACCGCCATATTGGTGGACCAAAATCATAACACCCTTGGCATTTTTCAAGCTGATATAATCACAAGTTGCAAGTGCATTAGACGCAACTGGTTCGTGTCCCTGAATTATCGGGAATGTTTCTGGACATAAATTCATAATATTTCTCCTTTATTTTTTATACCCCCACCCGAAGGCAGGGGCAGTTAAAGTTAAGCTCTGGTCGCTAATGAAATGAAATGGCTCTGGGTTGCGCCAGACCCACCTTTATATGGGGTCAGTGCCGAAGCTCTCCACGGTTGTCCGTCCATTCTCAAAACGAAACGTAGAGCTGATTCGTCATAAACAAACCTGACGTGAATACTGATATCGGATTTAAGTCCACCCTTCTCAGCCATTATGTAACCGTCAGCAAAGTTGGCAAATATAAGATCGCCAAGAGTACCCAAGGTTGAGCATTGTTCGATTGCATGTGCAGGGAGCCCCATAATCCTTCCATAAGGAGCTTCGCTGAGTCCACCAGGCGGCATATAAAGCGGGATTCCACCTGTACCTACAGAAAGGCTCATGGTATAGAGCTGAGGTTCAATATTCTGGTTGTAATACCAAGCGTAATTCTGTGTTTGAGAGGCAAACCTGCGAGAATATATATTTACAATATTTTCTGCTATCACGGTTTCCTTGGCCTGCCCGGTTTCTTTGCCAACGGATACAAGGCAACCAGCATTAAGTGCCCCTAGCGCCATTCCAGCACCAGTTCCATTAATGAGGTCGTCTTGCACTTGAAAATCCATAGCTTTTTGGAATGCAGAACTTATTCGTGAGTCAAGCGCTGGCGCATCAAGCATCAATTCATCAGTAAGATAGCAGAGTCCTATTGTCTTTTTCAGTGTGAGTTCAACTCTCCTGAATTTAGGTTTGCTTTCTGTTTTTTCTCCAGCCTCTCCAACGTGATAAACAATGATTCCGCCTGCAGTACTAGATGCTCTGGAGGTCTCATCGAAGCCGTTCACCACTATCCCGTTCGAGTTTGCTGAAATAGGGATTTTTTCACATTTACTGGCAATAAGACCATTTTCAAATAGATTCTCTCCGAGTTTATCCGCGAAATCCTGCTGTACGAGAAAACCACCATCGGAGGGAACAGTTTCATTCAGACCCGAAGCTGCATTATAAAGTCGAGGATCAACCATACCACCCGGCCTGCCAGCATTTATAATAGATGCAAGCTGTTCGCCGAAAGAACTAAATCTGTCTCTGGCACTAGTATCGACTGTCTCAATTTTTGCATCCTTGGGAACCGTTAAACTACCTTCCGGTTTTTCAAGCCTTGCCAGCACGCGTTCCTGGCGTTCCTGAGTGGCCACAATCTGCTCGTACTCTTCCACGGTATCCATGATCTCTTTCTTGAGAGCCACTTCGGCATCGTTCATATCCCGATTCTCTGCCACACATTTCGTATCAATGTCGGCCACCTTTACCATAAGGTTTTTAATATCTTCTCTATACTGTGTAATTGTCTTCATTCGTAAATCCTCCTATACTTGTGATGGGGCTACCATTTCAGCCCTAGTTAGTAAATCTGACACCTTATCTTCTTTGGCAGTCTCAGCATCACGCAGAGAGTCAGTTTGAGCCTCACGCTCATCCTGTTTCGCCTCGTCTATTTTCTGAGCATCACGCACAGACTCTTCGACTAAGCCCTTTGCCAATATCTCTTTCGCTTGATTTCGACTACACCCAGCCTCACGCAGGGCGCGTTCTAATTCTCGCGGATTCAATTCTTCTCCTATTTCACATTCTCCATTTAAACAATCAGGTACATTTGCAAAAACAGACAAATCAAACATAGATGCATTTACCTCTCCGCCCTCTTCAATCTGGTCAACCATCCCCATTTCAAGAGCCTCTTCTGCCGTAAGCCATGTCTCAGCAGCCATAAGATCTTTGATTTCTTTTTCATCTTTGCCAGTTTTATTCACGTATGTTTTCGCAAGTACACCGTCAATTTTATCCAGTAAGTCAGCTTCTTTTCTGAAATCAGCCGCACTTCCTATTGAGATTGACCATGCCTCATGAAACATGAAGAAGGCATTTTCGGCCATACGGAGTTCATTAGTGGCAAGTGCGATAATTGAAGAGATAGAAGCTGCCAACCCGTCAATATGGCCAATGGTTTTAGCTTTGAGATTTTTAATCGTATTAGCCATAGCAGTTCCATCGAAAACATCACCCCCAGGGGTATTGAATCGAACATGAATAGTGTCTACCTTGGCATCTACTTCGTTGATTTCTTTGGCGAATGTTTCAGCCTCGATTCCGAACCAACCGATTTCATCATAGATATATACAGTGGCCTCCTTATCAGATTTATTCTCAATTTTATATTTGCCCTTAATCTTTCCGAACGGGCTACGTTTGATTCTCATTTTCTTCAACCTCCTTGGGTTTTTCAGGCGTTACCGCTGGGGTTATTCCCTGACTTGTAGCTTTATCCATAAATTCGTCTATCTTACTTAATGGGATCATATTATTGACTGGCACAAAGAGTTCGTCTGCATACTCGTTATCGCTCGGGTCCCAGTCTTCCTTTTCGCGTATATCATTTGGGCTCATTGCCCCGATTCCAAACATCTTTGCATAATAATCTGCCCGATCTTTCGAGTTTCCACGCATCAGACCATCAACATTGTGCCTGGTATAGATTCCCCGCTTGAATTGCTCTGACTCGGTAAGAAGCTGCATGTTATAATGTTGCTCAAAACGGATTAACCAGGGTAAAATAGAATCTGTTACAAATGATATCTGTTCTGATTCGATATTTGAGAAGGATGATTTTGTTAGGTCTTTCAGTTTATGCGGTGGAAGATTGAACCATCGTGCAACTTCTGGAATCTGAAATTGCCTGCTCTCCAGGAACTGCGAATCATTTGGTGCAATGCCAACATTTTCTATTTTCATTCCGTCCTGAAGCAGCATCAGACGATGAGATTTTCCAAGACCGCTGTATGCTTCTATAAGAGATGCTTTTATATCAGCCTTTACCGCTGGATCAAGCTTCCCGGGAGTGGATACAATCACGCCGGGATGTGTACCATTGCCAAAATAATTACTCCCAAATGTTTCCATCGCCATACCGAGACCAATGGATTTGCGAGCCATTGATACAACGGAGTAACCCATAAGACCATCGAACCCAAGGCCAGGAATATGTAGTATTTTCGATCTCGGCAGTGGTATTTCCTCATTGCCGACCCTGATATTGTATATAAGTTCTCCATCCTTCATTGCAGGCCGGACACGGTTCGGACCTATCGGCCACAACTCGACAACCTCACCCATGCCGTTTCGAACAATCTCAGCATAGCAATTTCCCCATGTCAGGATGTGCGCCACCATTACCTCACGGCCAACCTGCGCAGTCATCCAAGGATTAAATTTATCGTGAAGTACCTTGAAAAGTGGATTTTCATTGACAAAGACTGTCTTTTTCTTGCTTTTTCTGAGTAAATGGAGGGGAAGTGTGGATACTGTACCTGATATGAGCGTCACAGCATTCCAAAAAGCTGAGTAGGTCAGAGCGGTTTCTTCTGTGACAATCTCACCTGATAGGGACTGAGAGCCGGCAAGATTCCACAGAGAACGATCCCAGGCCTTAGGATCAGTAACACCCAAATTACGGAAATGATGGTAAGACTTCGCTATCCTCTTGAAAAAATTCAATAATCCACCATAAGTAGAGTAATTATTGGAAAGATTTAAAACTATATGGTGGAATTGTTACATATATAATGGGGGTTGTCTTGTAAGAGAATGAACTAAATGGAAGGTTTATTCTATGAAGGGCTTTTCTAAGCTTTCTAACGCCTCACGAGGGATACGAAGCAATTTACCGCCTACTTTAACCGCTTCTAATTTTCCTGTTTCTATCCAGACATAGACGGTTGACCTTGCAACTGAGTAAAATTTAGCCACCTCATCAGGCCTAAGAAGTTCTTTATTGGGTAGGTCTGGCATAGTTACTCCTTTATTCCCGTATAATTTAAGATACCTTGCGGCTCTTTTGCACCTTCATACTTACGAACGAGATCACCGTATATTGCTTCTCTGGCTTCTTCATAACTATCAAAAATCTTTACCTTAGCATAACTGTGAGTATATCCAATACCACCTCTTTCAACATACTGCTTTGCTTCTGTCTTAGTTTTTACTGCTGCTCCCCATGGTTCATCAATAGATCGCGTTGTCCCATCACCATCTGCTAATAAAACAAAAACTTCCTTCATAATGTTACTCCTTTCTAAAAAACATTTCTTCTAACTGTTTTTTTAATCTGCTAATCTGCCTTTCAATTTGGGTTATAAAATCTTCAATGATATACATTGTTTCATAATCTAAATTCTGAAGAAGATCATTATTCCTATCATAATTTTCTCTGAAATCATTTTTAAAAGTTATCAATGCTTCTATGTTTTGTTTACATTTCTCATATCTTTTTTGTACCTCTATGCTGTCTTTTACTTTCATCTTGATTCTCCTTTCTAAAATGCCATTTCTGCGAGCATCTCACTTTTAGACATACCTTCATAAGCAGATACAACCCGTCGTGGTTCAGGATTCATTGCAAGAAGGGCAGTTGCATTAAATGTCGCCATCAGGGGATCAATTTTCCCTGTACCACTTGCCTGCTTCGTAATACTAATTGCATTCCCTCGTGGTTCTACTCTTGCATTTCCCACACACCACGTCATAAGCGGTTGCCCTCCATGAATGATTGTCTTCTCAGCAACTCGTCTTTCAAGGGTTTTAATAGCGCCATTTAATCGCCACCCCTGAGGTATACCCACAACACGATCATGTTCAATACCCCTCGCCTGTACCTCATCTACGATATCACCAATACCAACAGGGTCAACCCCGAGCCGGTCAAGCAAGCCTGACTCTTCACATTTCATCACAATATCGCCCACCTGTTGAACATCCTGCCCGATCTCATCCACAATAATCAGATCACCGTCCTTCTGAAAATCTCTGTATTTTGGGGCCTCTGATTTTCTGCGCTTTAATGCCAAGGGGTGAGCCCACGCACGAGTGAATAGTAACCAGTCCCTTGTCTCTGCGTCCCTGCCGATAACAGCCAGTCCCAACAGATCATCAAGACCACCGCCATCTATTCCAATTACTACTACATCAGACCGCTCAAGAATCATTTCAAGCGTGACCTCACCTGTAGCCGCTTCCCAAAAGTCCGCCCCGGCCCATCGTTGCGATTTAAGGGAAAGCCCCATTTCTACATTGAGATGTTTCGCAAGGAATCCCTGCATGGATACGTCACCTGCTTCCTCAGCCTTCTTATATTCACGTAAGATAAACTCCTCATCTACGGAGGCCCCAAGGTTCGGGTTTGTAATATACCAGTACTTTGGATCCAAGTGCTTTTTCTGTTTCAGGATCGCTTCAGGAAACTCATAGAGGATGGGAAGGAAGCTCTTGTCATTAATCCGTCCATCACGAACCCCACGGGCATAATCTAACTTTTGCTTGAATATACCAGCCGGTGCTTCATCTGATTGTGTGGTAAGCCATATTACAAATCCCTCTGGTCTGGATGCAAGACCACCGCATGCCTCACGAAACATATTCTCAGCATTGTTTCGCTTACCAAACAACCATGCCTCATCAATCAAGATACCCGTGGCCTTCTTACCACCAGTAGATTCTGAATCGGCCGCAACAACCTTTAGCGTCGCGCCAGTGTTTCGATTTGTTATGGTTCTTATATGTTCCTGAATATGCATTAGGTCAGAAAGGTCAGGGTCGGCTTTGACAGCATCGCGGGCAGGTAAAAAGGAATTCGACGCAACTTCTACCGTCGGACTAAGGATAAGAAATTCCGCAGAGTCGCGCCAGTTTCGGCATAGGGCTATAAGCATTAAAAGTGCGGCTGTGGAGCTTTTTGAATTCTTTTTGCTGATTAATAAGAAATATTCAGAGATTAAACGACGGCCAGAATCCACATCGTATGAACCAAAAATTGAACTCACAAAATCGAATACCCATTGTCGGCCAATCTCTCCGATAGTCGGACGATTCAGGACATCGACAAGGCGAAGGTCTTTGAACTCAGCAAGGGATTTAGTCGCTTCTTTAGGAAAAATAGGCGGAGGGATAAGAGATTCCCCAGCCACAACACGTTTTTCCCAATCCTTACAACTCGTATCCCATTCCATTATTTCTTAACCACCGCCAGTTTAGGTGAAGCTGAAGCACTGAAACGTCCGGCTCCGGCAGTTTTGGCACGTTCGCTTGCTTCGTCTTTCTTGCCAAGGCCCTCACCCTTGCGTGAATGAATGAAAGGCGCACAAGCAATTGCCATCTTGTCCCGACGATTCTTATCTGCCAGCTCATCGTTCATTACGTTTAGCATGTATTCCAGAGGATTCAGTTTCTCAGCCTTGCCTCCTGGCTTCACTTTCTCTGTAGGTGCAATCTTGACTTTCCCCTTAGCACCAACCGGCCTTCCAGCCCCGATTCTATATCCACCACTTGCCATTTTCTAACCCCTTTTGATTGTTTCTTATTAATATATTATTTTTTGATTAATTAATCAAGGACAGAATTAATTATATAAGTGGG